GGTTCAACGTGGGCGACGGTGAACCGTCCCAGCCGTCGAAAGTCGTCAAGGACCAGCGAACACCGAACGCATCCGTCAGCCCAAGGATGAAGTCTGGATTCAGCGCAACCAGCCGGCCCTCAAGCCCCGTACTAAATCCGGGGTAGAGAGAAGGGCTGGGATACGTTATCGGACTCGGATAAGGCATCCCAGCCTCCTTCTGTTAGGTGTTGAGAGACTGTGTCCTGCGGGCAAACTCTGCGAACGTAGCCCGCGGATCCGTCTGCTCATTGATCTCGACCTTGTCGATATGCATCCCGCTACGAGCGGCCGAACCATCCGACCGATACGGCGCGTGACCGAACGACTGCGCCGAATACTCGCGCCCGCCATTCGCGTAACCCGGCAGTTTTGGGAACGTGCCCGCGTTGATCGCCGCGAGCTCCCGGTTATAACGGTCGGAGGATGAACGCTTGATAATCCACTCACCAGCGTCCACCCTTGCGAGTGGGACGCCGGCCGAGGAGATCCCTAGGAAACCGTCCCTGCGATCAGTGCCCGGCCCGGACGTTGGCAACTGCCCGCCGCTTGCGTAGCCAGGGAGGCGGCCGCCTGTTGCGTGTGCTCCAGGGTCCAGGGCCGCCATGGACGGGTCGTCGACACCACGCGTCTGCGTCTCAAGGATTTTGATCTTATGCTCGGTCGTAGTGATCTTGACCTGAACATCCTTGGGGATAGCGTTGATCGCGCCCGTAGTCGCCTCGGCCATGCGCTTGGCTTCGTCGGCCATCCACGTCTTGATGTCAACGCCCGGCGGGATCTTCATGATGTCCCGCGCTAGGGCCTGCGCCTCTTCGTCCGTGTTCGTGAACTGGCGCGCTGCCTCAACGAGTTTGTTGAACGTGGTATCCAGGTTGACCGCTAGAGCTTCCTGACTGGAGCCGTTAGCCGCCATCGCCTGCGCGGAACGGTAACCAGCACCAGCGATCGCATCGAGGGCCGCCTCATTAGCGCGACCCTTATCGGTGTTCGTGTCGAGAGTTGCGCCATTCTCCTTAAGGGATTCAGCCATCGCGTCGATAGCTTCCTCGAACCCACGAGCCGCGTCACGAGCACTGAGCTGCAACAGGCCCGCGTTAATCAAGGCGTCAGTGAACTTCACCAGATCAGTAACGGTGCCGTCCGCAGCGATGCCAACCTCTTCGAGCGCCTTCGTGATTTCTTCGGTCTGCTCAGCGGATAGCGCCGACGCTTCGCCGGCACGCTTGATCTCCTCGGCGGCCTCCTCCGCAGCCTCGCCACCATTCAGCATGGCTTCGATCAGCGATTCTTGGGAAACCTGAGTCTCGCCATTCGCTGTCTTATTGGCGAGGATCGCATCCTTGTAAGCCGGGAAAAGTTCAACCAGGTCTTCGAGCGAGTCGCCGTTTTCCTTGGCCTTATCTGCCGCTAGTTTGAATCCTGCCGCGGAGTCCTTGAAATTGCCTGAGGACGCCATTGCCGCGAGCGCTTTATCGTAATTTCCGATAGCGTCCTTGGCGGCATTGATTCCGGAAGTTGCGTTCTGTCCGAATAGCGTGTTGCCGAAGTCTGCAATACTGTCCGACACCGAAGCGTGGTTCACACGGTCAAGCGCGTCGGCAAAGCTGTTGACATTGGTAGTGCCACCGCTAATCAGGTCAGTCTTCAGGACGCCACTGAATGCAGCGTCCAGCGCCTTTTCCGCAGCCTCGCCATTCTTGGCGGTGCCGAGAAGCGCATTGCTGAAATCCTCAATGGTGGTCTTGCGCCGATTGCCCTCAGTTGCAGCAGCGGCCAAGGAAGCGGCGGCAGCCAGACCCGCATAGGCAGCGGCAGCCTTACCCGCAACACCAGCCGCGGCGCCAAGAGCACCGCGTGCCTTACCCCCCGCGGGGGCCAGAGTATTGAAGGCGGTGACAGTGTCCAGGATCTTGGGCGTCAGTGTCAGGAAGGCGCCCGCGCCAAGTGCGGCCACGCCAACTACCCCGCCGAGGGCCGTAAGCGCACCCTTCACCGGATCTGGCAGATTGCCAAACGCCTGCGCGATGCCCGCGACAGACTCGGCCACGCCAGAGATTATGGGCAGCAGTACTGCGCCGGCGTCAATCGCGGCGTCCTTGATGTTGTTCCAGGCAACCTTGACTTTGGATTCGGTCGTCTCGTAGCGCTTGGCCGCTTCCGCAGCCAGTGCCGAGTTTGACTTCCATGCCGAATCGCCAAGCTTGAGAGAGTCGGTCAGGATGTCGCCCGCACCAGCGAGGCGCAGAATAACGCCCGTCTCTTCGGTGCCCTTGATGCCAAGTTCTGACATCGTCTCGATGACGTTGCCGCCCTCATCTTTAATCCGGCCGAAACCCTTGATCATCATGTCTACGGCTCGGACGGGGTCGGTCTCGAATGCGGTAGCAAAATCCTTAGCTGAGACGCCGGCAACCTCCGCCAGGTTCTCCAGCCCCTCGCCGCCCTCCATGACATCGCCATACATGCGCTGCATGACGCGGGAGATAACGCCGCCGCCAAGCTGCGCCTCGATACCAAGGGAAGCCATGGCGTTGGAGAGCGCAAGAACGTCAGACTCCGAAGCCCCAACAAGCTTCGCAGCACCAGCGATCCGCTTAGCCATCTCCAAGATCTCAGCCTCAGTCGATGCGCCTGCGTTGCCGAGAGCCACCAGTGTGGCGCCGAAACGCTCAACACCCTTAGACCCGTCGCGCTCCATCGTGCCCATAACGTTGCTGATCTGGGCGATGGAAGTTGCCGCTTCGTCAGCGGTCAGGTTTGTGGTCTCGCCAAGGTCAACCATCGTCTTCGTGAATCCAACGACGTCCTCACGCTTCACGCCAAGCTGGCCCGCAGCCTCAGCAACGGCGGCGATCTCCTCATGCGTGGACGGGAGAGTCTTCGCCAGGTTGCGGAGTGAGCCCTCAAGCTCATTCATCTGCTCAGGCGTGCCGTCTACAGTCTTAGTAACGCCAGCCCATGCGGATTCCCAATCCATCGCAGCTTTGCCAGCCAGAGCCAGACCGCCAGCCGCGGCGGCACCGAAGCCGAGCATGGTTGTGCCAGCGGTATCCCACGCCTCACGGTTCTTATTCGCAGACTGAACCATCTTGCCGAGGTAGGTATCCGCGGCCTTCGCGGAATCCTCAGTAGCGCCCTTGAGTTTCTGCGTAGAGGTGGCGGCTTCCGCCATTGCGCTCTTGAATCCCTGGATCTCGGCGCTGAACTTTACTGAGACGCGTCTCTCGGCCACGGTACCTCCACTATTTTGTTGTGCGCTGGTGCGGTACACTCGCGGGCATGACTAAGACAAGCGCCGGGTTGGTGATCGTTGCTCTACTAGCCTTGGCCGCTTTTATTGGTCGACTAGGGATCGGCGTAAGCATTGCCATACTCGTGCTGGGGCTAGCTACCGTAGGCGTCATTCACCTAGTTGCCACGAGACGACGTGAGCGGCCTGCGGGTAATGACTGATTCGTCGATTTCCACCGCATAGAACCGCTGACCGGGTTCAGGCTTGAAGCCCTTCTGGCCGGTATGCTCTTCTACTGCGGCCTGGGCATGGCAGGTGACATCCGCGGCTTCGTATGCTCCCGCGTTGGCCTCGTTGCGGCACTCAAATTTGGGGCGCCCACAATCACACATGCCCTCGACGTAGAGAGTGTAGGCGAACTCCAGCAGCCGGTCCTTCCACTCAGGCAGTGAGCCCAAGTAGTCAGACGGCGGCCGCTGGAACCGCTCAGCAGTTTTGAGGGCTGCGACTACTCGCCACCATCGTCCGGTGTAGAAGCACTCGGCAAAAAATCTGCGCTCACTGAGGGAATCTCCGTGCAAGCTTCATGGAAGCGCCCGATTATCCGGCCGTACTGCGCATCGCCAAGTTTGTGCACGAGCCGCTCGAACTGTGTCGGGGTGAACTTGGGGGAAGTGATCGCGTCAGCCAAGACGGCATAGGCCATCTGTGCGCCATTCAAGTCCGGGTTCGCCTTAGCGATCTCCTGCTTCTCAGCCTCACTGCGCCCCTCGATGCGGATTGTCAGCGCGGAGTCATGGAACTGCTTGGCGAGCCTCGCGTACTGGCTGCGGAGACTCCCACCGCCAGCGCTCGGCCCGTCAACCTCTTCGTCCTCGGCGTTCTCGATACGCTCAGCCAGCGCGTCAAGCTCAGCGATCAGGCCAGCCTTCTGGTACACGGTCACGCTACGGGCAGGTCGCTCGGCATCTTCCAGCCACGCGTCAATGTCGAAATCCTGGGGGGTGGTCATGGTTACTTGACCTCCGCATCGATAGGAGCGATGAGGGTGATTACCTCGTATCGAACTGGTCTGCCGGTTTCGTTGACAGCAGACAGGACATTCGCCTCTACGTGGCGCGGGTGCAGCGTGATCGCAACAACGGTGGCCGGATCAATCTCCAATTCGTCGCACACGTCATCGAAGAACCGGCGGCGAAGAGGGGCTATGGATTTAACTTCAGTCATGGTTAGGCTCCATTTCTAGGTATAGGCTCGGTTGATTGGTGGGGATGGCGGCGCGGAGCCTAATCACGCGCCGCCATCCGGTTCACTAGGCGCCGGCAGCCACTTCAATGAAGGGGTAGCCGCGCTGGATCTCGACAGGTACGCGGTATTTCACGAAGCCTGTACCGTCCGTGCGCTGCGGGGTGTCCGTGATAAACTCCGCGCCAAGGTAGATCTCATCCGTGGCAGCCCAAACGGCGGTCGCGTCCTTGTCCATCTGCCGGGCGTAACCGTATAGGGTTGCGCCCTTTTCCTTGACGGCCGCGAAGCCGGTTTCGTTTGCGTCGTCGAAGCCGCCGGCGGTCAGGAACTTGCGCCAGAGGGTGAACCCGCCCGCATAGTTCGACGCACCGATTGCGTTCGCGTTACCCTCGTCGCAGAGCGCCTTCTCAGCGACCTTGTCCGAGTCCGTAGCGCCCCAAGTGAAGTCGCTGGACAGGATGTCGCAGGACAGGTCAATGCCAGCATTCAGCTCGGTCGCGGTAGGCGCGGCCGGGTTGACGGGTGCAGTGGTAAGGATGGTGAATTTGGTTTTGCCATCGGCAAGAACACGAGCCATTACTTGGCCTCCTTCGTTTCCGGCGAGGCCGGGTTGGTGGTTTCGGCCTTAGCCGTATCCCGCGCCTTCTGGCTGGGGGTCTTGGATAGATCGTTGAACGGCGCGTCCTTGCGGTCCAGCCATGAGGCCGGGACTACCTGCTTAGCGCCGGTCGATTTCGAGTAAGCGTCAACAAACTGCGTCATCAGCTTTCCTTTCAGAGCTTGTGGGAGACGAGAGCGAACTCGTCCACTGCGTAGATAGGGTGACCGCCGCCGGTCAGGGTCACGTCCGTGTCCGTCTGCGCGTCCATGAGGACCGCCTGACGCAGCTTTCCGGGGTGCCAGCCAGCGACGGTGGGCGTCTTCCGGTTCAGGTCTGCACGGACGTTCCTAGCTACGATCAGAAACGAGTCGTAAGTGAGTCCCACATAGGTTGCGCGGATCCGGAGCGACAGGACATCCGGGACATCCTCTAACGAGTCGCCATCCTCGCCGCCTGACGATTCCTCGCCAAGATCGCCCCATAGGACTACATAGGGGTAGGCGAGTGGCTTGTTCGTCCCGTCGGGATTCTTCTCCGGGGTGACAGTGAACATATGCACCCGCATCGTCGGACGCAGAAGGGCCTTGACCGCGTTGTAATGTTCGAGGATCACAGCAGACCCTCCGTCGCCTTGAATGCGAACTCGTAGAAGTTCGGGGCCTCTTCGAGCATCGCGTCCTCAGGGTTACGAACCGTGCCGCCGCCAGGCTTCGACGTACCGAAATACGCGATGCCGGCCAGGGATGCAGAACCGCCGCCACTAGGGCCGATCTCAGCCTCAATAACGCCGTCGCCGCCGAATGAATGTTCCTTCAAGTCGTAGCCGATAGTTGGCGCCAACTGCTTGAAGTGCTTCGACTTGCGAGCGTCCGCGGCCATGAGCTTCTTCGTGTTCACCGCAGACTTCGCGACGACACCCTTGAGCTTCGGAACCATGAGCGCAGGGATTGCCCGGAATGAACGCATTAGCCCATCAAGGTCCGACGTATCCGCGCTCACAGGGTTTCCTTAACCGGCAGCCGGGCGGCGGTGTCGAACGTGTCAGGCGTGAAGCCAGACACCCGATACTGCTTGCCCACCGTGAACGCATTCAGCAGGGACGCCGTGATCGTGACCACATCGCCGTCCTGCACGTTCGCACTGTTGGCCGGGATGTGGACTTGGCGCGATACGACCGTGAACGTCGCCTCACCAGCCTCAGGGTTAGACGTGGCTGAGTCCTTGGATTGGACCTTGCACTTTCCGGTGTAGACGTTGGTGCTGGTGTTGGTTACGTTGCCCGTATCCGGGTCTGTGGTTGGCTCTCCGGTGCGGGTGATCGTGCACGCGTCCAGCATTAGGGACTCGGCTTCGGCTCGGAACACTGGGAGCGCCCGCAGGATGTCATCTACAAGGGCCATTACTTGCCGCCCTCGAAGATCGGGACGCCGGCAATGTCAACGCCGCAGGAGCAATAGTTCGCGCCCATCATCAGCGAGCACCAAGCGAGATGTGCCGCTGACGTTCCGACCATGTCAATGGAGAACGCGCCGCTACTCCCAGTCAATCCAAGTAGCGCCCACCACTCGTCCAGGATGACCACGCGGCCCTTGCCTGACTGGTAAGACCGCGAGGACGAGCCATCGTCAACCGCGATAGTTACCTGCGTGGCGTCGTCCGGGCGTTTGATGTGCGCCACGACAGCCTGACGAACCACGTAATCAAGCTTCGCCTCATCGGGCGGGAACGACTCACCGAGCGAGATTCGACGCGCCTCGATGAGCATTTCTGCGTCATCGATCCACATCTTCCACTGAAGATCCGTAACCGAGTCAGGCTCGGGGGCGGTCTGCCCAAGAGCAACCGCAAGCATTTCCGGCGTCACAGACATGACCGCCCCCTTCGACTATTCGGTTTTGGAATCAGACTTGGCGGCCGCTGACTTCGGTGCCCGTTTTGCAGGAGCCTCGTCAATCGGGGCCCACTCGGAGCCGAGTACCTTGTCATCACGAACGCTCACCAGCGCCCCGGACGTCACATGCTTGTACCGTTTCGCCATGGACTAGGCCAGGTCGTGGATCTTGGCGAACGCGTTCAGGTCAGCAACGCCCCAGCCGTAAACAACCTCAGCGCGGAAAGCAACCTGGTTGTAACGCTTCAGGTCACCGCCACCGTCCGGGTCACCGAACTTGATAACCTCAAGGCCGATGGACTTCTGCACGCCCCAGCGGATCGCGGAGAAGTCGCCAACGAAGCCGAGAACCTTCGTGTCAACAGCGAGAACGCCAGTGCCGCGAACAGTGTTGGACACCGACGCACGGTGGCCGTCCAGTTCCGAAGTCTCAAGACCGAGACGGAAGTTCGGGTACAGCTTCTGCTCGGAGCTCGTCCCACGCAGAGCGGAGAACTTCGCCGCGTAGGTCGGATCGAGCGCGATGTCACGCGGCACGAAACCGTCAGCCAGCACGAGGCCGTCAGCAGCATCCAAGGACACATACGGCTTGTCAGCGGCGACGTACTCCACCAGGTTCGTGGTATCCGTGAGGCCACCGTTCATAGCAGCAACAACAGCACCGCCAGTCGGGTTGATCTCATGGAACACGCCGAAGTCGAGTGCACGGGAGAGTGCCGGCTGGATCAGGGCGAGGATTTCGTCAACAACTTCGAGCTGACGGTCCTCATCGGCCCACAGAACTTCCTCGTTGAAGCGGAGGGTCTTGTGGAACTTGAACGGCTTGATCGTCTTGCTGGTCGGCGTGACGGACGATGCGCCCTTAGCGCCACCCTCAGCGACGTACTCAGCCTCGCCGATGTCGAACGTCCAGGACTCGCCCTCGCCGAAGGTCATCGGGGTCTGCGCGGACAGGCTCGCAACGCACGAGCCGTTCTGGATTTTGCCCAGCCAAGGGGCGATTTTCTGCTTCGGGATCGTAAGTGATCCGGTGGCCAATGAAGTCATTGGTTACTCCTTAGGAAAGTGGTTTATTCGGCGCGGCTGAACAGGTTGCGAACGAATTCACGCTCACCACTGTCCGTGCCTGCCGCAGGTTGGGTGCCCTCTTTGGGGGCGAAATTGCCTTGCTTCTTCCGGTCCGCTACTCGCTCCGACAGGCGCTGAGCCTGAGCGGTGAGAGTTGACTCGTCGGTTCCGGTGAGGAATAGGTCGCGGTCCTCGGCTGACAGACCATGCTTCGCGGCGATGTCACTGCGTAGCGCGGCGGTCTTAGCCGTGGTCAGTTCGCCTTCAAGGGACGCGAGGCGCTCCTCTAGGGTCTGACTTCCAGCGGCCTTAGCTTTGAGCTCGTCGTAATCGGCGTACTTAGCACGTTCCCGCGCAACACGCTCCTTTACGATCCGGTCAACGTCAGCCTGCGGAACAAGCTGACTATCCTTGGCCTGATCAGCTTCGGCCGCTGCTTCAGCGCCCTCGGCGATTGCCGTCCCAGTTATTTCACTCATCGGATAACTCCGTTTCTGTCCCGTCGGACATCTAGACCGGTCTTGAAGCGCGACCGTAGCGCCTGCCCCATGGGGGAAGTCTTAGTAGTTGGCGTTCAGGTAATCGCGGAGTCGAGCTTTCTTCTCCGGGGTCCTGCGCGCCTGGCTCGCGACGTACTGCATGGCACTTGCCTCGTCGCCGTAGTCGTCAGTGGTGAACACGGGTTGAGCCGTGCATTTACAGGCAGGGTGTGCAGCGAAACGCGCCGTGGTGTCCATGTAGACGGCGCCACGGTCAGCCAACATCCGGCATAGTTTGCATCCGCCATTAGTGACCCGCCGCCAGCCCACAGCGGAAGGATCCCTCTTGCGGTTCGTGAGGATCGTGTCGCGATACGGTCTAGCCGTCTCCAAGTTCACAACCTCAGCGAGTCGGGCCGCGGCCTTCTCAGGCTCGTCACTGAACAGCGGATCCGACGCCCATGCGACAGCCCGGCGGATCTTCACCGTCCGGTCAACGATCACCGGCTCGGCAATATAAAGCTTCGGCGGTGCAGCCCGTTCGCGCTCGTCGTCGTAAAAGTCAGCCGCCAATGCAGAGGAGCCATCCGAGTAGTGGGCGATGACAGAAGGCGTGATGTCCAGCAGTAGTGACCGCTGCTGCTCAGGCGAACCGGACAGCCTGCCAAGCGCCGACACAACAGCGTCCACGGCAGCCCCAGTTACTAGCTGGAGCGCCGCCTTAGACTGCTGCGCCGTCGTCATTAGCCTGCGGTGCCTGCGGAGCCAGAGCGGCCACTACAGCGCGCCCAGCGGCCCGACGCTTATCCGCCATAGCCCGTCGAATCTGCTGATCATCAAGCCCCAGCAACTCCAAGCCCACCTCAGTCTCAGCGAGCCAAGGTACGGCGCCGATCTGCTTAGCGCCGGCATCAGCCGCTGCGGCCCTTGAGAGGTAGATCGGAGAACGCCATTTAGCCTCAATGGAACCCCAAGCTTCAGGGATCTCCGACAAGCCATTCTGGATAGCAAGGGCTCGGTTCACGGTGCGGCGGATCGGAACGGACCAGTCATCCATCGCGCCTTCAGCCTCGGAGATAAGATTCTCCCGAGACGCCGCGTAAGAATCGCCGCTCGTCGGGTTCGCCATATCCGTCAACGCAAAGTCCGAATCAGGAAGATCCGTCTCACGGGCCATGAGTTTGGCCAGTGCATTCAACTGAGCCAGGTGCGGCTCGGGGGACTGCGCATCAAACTGCTTCACGTCGGCGCGAGGAACCGCGGCATCGTCATCGTCAGGAATGCCAAAGGACCGCCCAAGCGCCATCTGCCAAGACGACTTAGTCGAACCGTCAGCGTTCTTGAAGATCGACTCGTCAGCACCCAGGAGGATCATCTTCGGAATCGTGTAGACATCCATATGACCCTCAAGGCGGACCAGCGACCGGAGCGCCGAACTCACATGCGCCATAACCGGGCGAGTGATCCTCGACTTACCCATACGCCGAGATCCACGCGGACGGTACACCAGCGGCTCGGCAGGGACGTGCCAGGGGTGCTCGGAACGGTCAACCTGCCACACGCCGTCAACCTTCTCGGCGTTAATCGTCAGGCCGTCAAGGTAGAGGACGAAGCCGGTAATCTTTTCATCCTTGCGGCTCGTTACCGAGAGAAGGTTGTCGAGTGCACGACGGCGGGTATTCCACTCGCCATAAGCGTTCAGCGCATCCTTGGCATGGACCAGAGACGCGGGCTCGCCGGCGGAAGTGTCGCCCTTGGTAGTGATCAGGTAGTTCACGCCGTGGATCAGGGAGTCAGTGCGGCCCTGTGAGATTTCCGAGAGAAGGAAGTTACTTTCCTCAAGCTCGCTCATGCCGAGGGAATCGAGATCCCCGTCAGCCCAGATCATCTTCTCCAGGTTGCAACGCCGGGCCAGGCCGTCAACACCCTTAGCAGCCCAGCCGAGAGCAAGCCCGATGTTCGCGTACTGCGGCGGGATGATGGTGCCGATCTGGTGAACAGCTCGCTTGCCGTCATAATGCGACGACCGCAAGGTGTTGCGCGGGGACTTGTGCGCCAAGCCCTCAGCGCACAGGTTCAGCGTTACCAACTCGTCATCACTGAGTCCAGGAACGTTCAGCTTCTCGAAAGTCACTAGAGCACCACCGCCGTCCTAGATCCAGTACGCCGCGTTGGGCGCTGCACGTTATCGTTTTGAGCGCCCCAAAGGGCAAGAGTCTGAGCCACAATCGGCGTAATGTCGGATGCTGCGTCTTTACGGTTCCAAGCCCAGCCGCCAGCAAGCGGACGCTTACGAGCAAGGGAGAGTGCGACATTCACCTGTGGCTGATCCGTATGAACCACCGAACGGTCAATCACGCCGTCATAAAACTTGGCGCACGCAATAGCCATATCCCGGCCCTCAGCAGCAGCAAGCGTCACAAGAACGTCCGTCCCAATCAGGTAGTTACGATCACGCCGACGCTCCACAAGGCCAGACATCTCATCGACGACAACCGAATGCAGACGATTCTTCGAGGCACGCGCCACAACCCACGGGATCACCCAATCAACACCCTTGCGAGAATCATCAAGCTCCACATGCCAGCGACCGTCAGCACGAAGACCGGCAAGGGCCACAGACGAGATACCACGGCTTGGCGGAACATCAATCGCCAGAGACAAACGCTCAATAGCCATCGACGCAGGATCCGCCACAAGATTCCAAGAATCCTCGTCAATGACGCGGGCAGAATCCTCGGCATCCCAGATTCCGAGCGCCTCACGCTTGAACGAATCATCGTCGGTGAGGTTTTCACGCATACGTTCCATTGATTCCACGGGCGTGCGGTGCGGGAACGACGGGTTAGCCTTAGCCCACTGCTCACGGTCGTCAGGGTCCGCCTCAGGGTCCGCAGCGAGCTCTACATAGACAATGTCCTTCGCCTTGCCTGACATCGCCTTAGATCGGCGGTTAGAGAACTCCTCGCCAGGGTCACCGGGCCGAGGGGGAGTACCCATGAAGAACAGGAGCGCGCCAGCCTCATGCTGCGATTGGTTCGCCGCCGGCACCATATCCTCAAGGGCCTTCTCGCTGAGGATCTGAGCCTCATCGAAAATCTCCGCGTCAACCTGATCGAAGCCGCGACCAAAGCCCTGCTCTCGGGCGCCAAACATGATGATCGAACCGTTCTTGAAACGGATCTCCTGCTCACCATTACTGGTGCGGATCGCGTCAATATGCGGCCAAATCTTCTTCTTCTTGACCATTCCCTGCATAGACCCGAACGTCTTAGATGCCGTTCGGGTGCGGTGTGCAGTCCATAGTGCCGTGTAGCCCGGAAAGATCACGCACAGGGCAATGATGATCATTCCGACAAGGAACGTCTTACCCACCTGGCGCGGAATTGAGAGGACAATGCCGCCGACAGTCGCCGCGTACTTGCCATTCCTCCGCTTGCCAAGAGCAATCGACCCAATGCCGTGCTGCCAAGGATCGAACGAGACGCCCATCTCAGCGCATTTAGCCACAATCCTCGGCCACGCCGTAGTGACAATCCCATCAGGGATCACCAACTCACGGGCAACCTCAGACAGCCGCGGAGTCGAACTTCCCGTCTTCGACTTGAGCATGCGACTCGGACTCCTCGGTACGGGCGTCGATAGCCTCGATCTCCCGAACCGTCTCCATCAGCCGCTTCGACAAAGCAGCCAGGTCACGAGCCGGCGTGTTCGGATCCTCGACAGCCACCGCTATACGGTCACGAGTCGCAGACAGAAGCTCACGGGTTGTACCG